GGAAACTATCGGGCATGACTTTAAAAGAATTTTTTCAAGGAGCCGAATGACTAATGGAAGCAGTCAGACTTAACAGCTTCACTAAAGAAGAAAGCAAAGAAAAGATTTTACAAAAAGCCAAAGGCTTAAAACAGGGTCTTGATCTTTTTAAAGCTTCGTTGGATAAAGCCAAAAAACAACAAAGACCAATCATAGCCACTTATTTAGAAACAGGCGAACAAGTTGAAATCGAATCGGTTTCAAAAGCTAACAAAGCATTTCACAGAAACATTAATTACGCTTTGAAAAACGGAAAATTGATTCAAGGTTACAAACTTTCATACAAATAAAAAACTTCCGAGTGCAATCGGAAGAATTAAGAAAATCACGAGGTAATTATAGCATGAGTAACGAAATTAGAATTATAGATCAAGATGGCGTTACAGCTAGCGTAGCTCAATTAAGAAGCAAAGCTTTCGTTTCTGAACTAACTAACGAGGATTTAGAAAACGTGGCCTACACGGCTAAAGCCTTAAAGAATCCGATTAAAAATATCGATGATGAAGTTAAAAAGCGTTTAGCTAACGGCTCACAGTTTGTTCATATTTCGACATCAGAAGTAAGCAAACAGACTTTAGCTAGTGACGATGACAAAGTTAAACAAGCTTTTTATAACAAATACGGTTTAGCTGCTTTTGTGGTTAAAAGCCCAACGCAGCTAAAGAAACAATTCGGGGAATCAATTCAAGACGACCTAGATAAAGTCATTGTCTTTAGCAAACAAAATCGGGTCAAGTATGACTAATAAAGAGATATGGAAGCCTATCAAAGGTTACGAAAATTCATATCAGGTAAGTAGTTGGGGAAGAATTAGAAGTCTTGACAGATTTGTATTTAAAGGCAGCGACAAAGTTAAAAGTATTCAAAAAGGTCAAATAATTAAACCCTGGTTAAATTCAGATGGATATTTAAGAGTTTGTCTTTGTAAAAAAGGATTTAAAAAATACAAAAAAGTTCATCGGTTGGTTGCTGAAACATTTATCCCAAATCCAAAAAATAAGCTGACAGTAAACCACATTAACGAAGTTACTACTGATAATAACGTCAATAATCTCGAATGGATGACTAACGAAGAAAATATTAATTATGGTCATCGTATTGAAAATATTAAAAATACGATGAGTTGGAAAATTAAACAAATCAAAAATAAAACCGTAGTAAATATTTTCAATTCTTTGCACGAAGCCGAAGAAACAACTAAAATCCCCAGACAATCAATTTCTTATGCCGTTAAACATGGCACACATTTGAAAAATTATATGTGGGAAAGAGGGTGATTGGCTGTTGAGAACATTAAGAGACTATCAATCAGAAACCATTAATAAGATTGTTCAATCTATGAAACAAGGTCATAAATCAATTATTGTTCAACAGCCGCCCTCGTACAGGCAAGACCATGATTATGGCCGATATTGCCAAGCGAACTACAGATAAAAATAATCGTGTTTTATTCCTGGTTCACAGAAAAGAATTAATTGAGCAAGCGGAAAAGACGTTTAAAGAACAACGAGTCGATATGCGTTTAGTTCAGTTTTCAATGATTCAATCAGCAGCTAAGCATTTAAAAAATCTATATCCAGCTAAATTAATCTTTGTCGATGAAGGTCATCACAGCATGGCTAAAAGTTATTTAAAAGTATTAGATCACTTCAATGAATCTTTTAAATTATTATTTACTGCCACGCCTTGGAGATCAGGCAAAGGCGGTTTTACAGAAATAGCCGATGACTTGATTGTTGGCAGGCCTGTAAGTTGGTTTATTAAAAAAGGCTATATGGCTGATTTCGATTATTATGCACCGAATGAAATTGATACAGAAAAATTAAAAGTAAGTCAAGGAGATTTTTCTAACAAATCAATTAATGAAGCATTGAAACACACGATTTATGGTGACGCTGTTAAATATTACAAACAATTAGCAGCTGGTAAACAAGCAATTGTTTATACGCATTCTGTTGAATCAGCTTATAAAGTTGCCGAAGAATTTAATAAATCAGGTATCAAAGCAAAAGCGTTAGACGGTTCAACTGAAAGCAATAATCGCGAAAGAGTAATAAACGATTATCGAAACGGGAAATTAACCATATTGGTTAATCGGGATTTATTTACCGAAGGACTTGATTTACCGAATGTTGATTGTGTTATTCAATTAAGACCAACAAAATCATTAGCTTTGTTCTTACAGTTCTCGATGAGATGTTTAAATCCAAGAGAGAACAAAAAAGCAATAATAATAGACCACGTTAACAACGTTGGGCGATTTGGATTGCCAGACGAAGAAAGAGAATGGAATTTAAGTGGTAAACATTCAAGCGAACTTTTAAACCCTATAAAAACTTGTCCGATGTGTTTTGGAACTTTCTATAAGAAAGATGTCAAAAAAAATCTATGCCCGTATTGCGGATCTGAATTAACTAGTGAAAATGCTGGCAATTCAGGAAAAGCATACGAAATAAAAAAAGACGCTAAGCTTGCGAAAGTTAATCGTAATCGCTTAGCAGATATTAAAAAGGAGATAAAAGCGGAGATCGCTTCACACGTTCCCTCTGATTGGCACGATGCAAAAAGTCAAGCACAATTAGAGGAATACGCAAAAATACACGGCTATAAACATGGCTGGGCGTATTTCAAAGCTAGATCGATGCGCTTATTATGATTTTACCCAAGAACGAAGTAAACCCGCACATCGTTGATGAACCTCATAATTTTATGATTTGGGGCAAACCGATGAGCGGAAAAAGTTATTTAGCCGGATTGTTTCCAGCTCCATTATTTTTAAACACCGACAGCAATGCCAAGGCTAATAAATATCCGTTTATTTCTTTAAAAAACGAATACGGAAAAGATGGAAAAATCACGAAGGATATTACCGACCAGTTAGACGAGATTATAACGGCTCTTACGACTGAAAAACACGACTATCAAACAGTGATTGTCGATGTTATCGATGACGTGGTTGCTTTGATTGAAGAAGCTGTCTGTAACGAATCCGGTGTTAAAGCCTTGTCCGATATTCCTTACGGCAAAGGCTACGCAACCGAAAAGACTGCTTTACAGCGTTTTGTTACCAGGCTTAGAACAATGCCGTTAAACGTTATTTATGTCAGTCGTGAAATTACGATGACCGATGCCGATGGCAGCAATCCAGTACCACAACCATCATTACCAGAAAAATGGCAGAACATCGTTAACGGCAATTCTGATTTAGTTATCAGAACCAGAAAAATCGGTGAAAGATATTTACAACAAGTAACCGAACAAAGAAAGCATTACAAACAATCTCGTATCGAAAGCGAGCGAGTTCTAAAAATTCTTAAATATATTGATTACAACTTTGCAAAAGAGGAGAAATAAAAATGAGTTTACAAGACATTATGAAAGACCTAGAAAACTTTGATCCGGCAAAGGATAAAGTCCAAACATTTTCAGGATTGCCAACCGGCAACTATAAAGTGGCATTAGAAAGTGTAGCTTATCAGATTCCTAATACCGATCAGAATTTCAACCCTTACAACAAAATTGTCTTTGAAGTCTTAGACGGTGATTATGCAGGCCGAAAAGAAAATATGCAATTAGGCTTCGAAGAAAAAACACCAAGCGGCAAACCGGTACCAGACTTCGCACTTGATAAAAACGCCAGAACCTTAATCAAGCTTTATTACGTTTTGGGAATCAAATTTACATTAGAAGCATCCGAGTTCGTTGACGGCAATAAGATAGTTGATCAATTAACACCAGCAGTCGGAACAAAACTATTGCTTAATTTGAATGTTCGTCCGAATAAGAAAAATCCAGATTATCCATATCGTAATTACGACTTCGACAAAATCGAAGAATCAGAACCAGCAGCCAAAGAAACGAAAGAAGAATCACCTATAAAAGACACAACTAAAGACGATGTCGACGATGACGATTTACCGTTCTAAAGAAGAATACGCACAAAGATACGCAAAAGCTGGAATGTATGTCTTGCCGGTGGCTAATAAGCACCCGATCATTAAATTTGCAGATCAGCCGGCTTTAACCGAAAG